CAGTGAGACCTTCTACATCAAACTTACTTTCTTCTACTTCTGGTGTTTCCTCAATTACTAACGGTTCGTTTTGCTGGTCTTCCTCGTTTACGTTTTGTTCCACCATCTTTTTTCTCCTTTTTGAGAGTTGTTTTAGCTTTCGCTAATTCTTCTTTGTCTTTGTAGGCTTTAAACCCATCTGTAATTCTATTAACTAGAGTATATAAACTGGCGGTTTCAGGCAAACTGAACGTCTTTCGTATGTATTCACAATTCTGTTTATACGAATCCATTTCTCCCACGTTATCCTCCTTGTTGTTGTGCAGCCATCATTGCTTGTTGCTGGCGTGCAAGTGCATCTAACACTTTCTTCTTCTGTCCTTCTGGAATAAGAGATAGTTCAATGAGTGTTTCTGGAGGTATTGGAACACCCTGTTGAGCAAGTTCTTTTAAGTCAAGGAAGTTTGCCATACGGATTGTTTCAGAGTATGGTCCTTCCCCAATCGCAACATCATATTTATTAAGTTCAGCATCGTTAAGCACTTGGTTAACTAGCTGAATAGCTGTATCAAAGTCAACAGCAGTTTCTAAGTTACCTTGTTCATCTTGAATTGGCTGGTCTGCTTGGACTTGTGGGTACTGAAGCATTGTGTTCTTTTCAAGTTCAGTGACTTCGTTCTCACGACCTTCAGCCATCTTTTGAAGACCTCGGGATAGAATGATGTTAACTGGAACTGTGAAGTTATCAGCAACCCAAGCGTCACCTAACACTCTAAGTGCAGATTCAACTGTGTATAACTCTTTAAACTGTGATAAAATAAACTGACCTGTTAACCGTTTCGTCTCGCCAAAGTTATCAAGCATTTCCTGTATCATCACGAGACCCTGGCGTTGCTTGAGGAGGATAGCTCTGCCAGATTGGGATTTAGAATCCGTAGCTAACAGGTCAGGATTAACACCACTAGCTTCCTTTAGGTCTTGCATGTTCTCCTCTGCAAGTTGGGCGTGACCCTGAGAGAGTGGTGAGGGGAAGATCTTTTCTGGTTTACCTTTAACAGCATCGTATTCAAGGACAACTCCTGGAGATGACCCGTATTTCTTAGCTTTACGCATGTTCTGGTCGTCCATTGAACCTTTTGGAACTAATAATCCTGAGTTTGTTGATGCGTTTAAGTGACGAAGCTCTTGAGTTCGTCTTTTATTGAACTCTTCTTGTAAATCTTTAAGTGAACGGACAATTCCTTGGATTGAAACTGACTTATCGCCTAATTTCTCAGTGATTTCTTCTGCGAAGAATGGAATAATACCGAATTTCTTCCATCTTGGGTAATACCAAGCTACGTCATCGTAGAAAACCTTAGCACCGACTACTTGAGCGTGACGAATTACTGGAACCATCTTAGAAATGATGACTGCTTGTGCTCCTTGCTGTAATAACTGTTCAACTAACGCTTCAGCATCGTCTTTTGAGTCAACTTCTTTGATTAATCCTTGCTCTTGGATAGCTACGAAGTATTTATTTGTTAGTTTCTTATAGAAATAGTCAACAAGATCGTAAGTTCCCTTCTCAACTTCAGCTTTTCTATCAATATGTGGCTGGTAGTCTTCGTCATTTTCAATAATAGTTGTAATATCTCTGATACTTTCCCAGTTTATAGCTCCAGTTCCCATGTTATCAATCTCTTTTTCTTTATCTGGGAAGAGTTCTACGAGCTGGTCACGGGTTAAATCTCTTGTTACTTTAATAATAAACGACCCATCGCTTAGGTCATACTCTTGTGCGTCTGGGTCTGGGAAAACATTGTTAGCTGATAGCTTTTTAAACTTCATTTCACCATTTATAAGGTCATATGTGTAGTCCATGTAAGGTTCTAAGTAAGCTACACCGCCAATACAGCCATGTTTGAACTGTTCTGACTGTTTACGTTCTACTTTTGATACTTTAGATACGTTTTTAAGAAGTCTTGAAGCTATATCTGCTGTTACTAGGTCTTCTCCACCTTCTGGGAAAGCTTTGAAATCGCTACGTGACTGGCGTTCAATACCAGTGATAAGCTTGATGATAGGTTTGATTTTGTTGATTGCTAGTGCTTTAACCCCTGCTTTACGAAGTTCTTCAACATCTGACGGGTCCCATTGCTGACCTTGAACAAATTTAAAGTCCTCTTTAATCTCTTTGTAGAGTTTAGAGTAGGCACGGGATGAGAAGTCTAAGTCCTCATATACTTTTGCTAGTAAATCTTTCTCTTTCTGTGTATTTGCCATGTTCTATCCTTAAACTGTCTGGGGTGTGAATGGGTATTCTTCCTCTAAGTCCCAGTCTTCGTGTTTGTATTGAGTTGTCTTTTTATATAAAATAGGAACTTCGTCAAATGTTCCTGCCATCATCATAATTGCATCTGCTCTGTCAGGTGACCTCCCCAGTCTTTCCTTCAAATCTTTTTTAGGTTCAACTGCAATGAACCCTTTCTTATGGTCTTTTAGTTTAATGGCGGCAAGTTCTTCCCTCTGTTCTGGGATAGCTGAGATAGAAATTCTTCCTTGCTCAAAGAGTTCTCGCATTTTCCAGTGTGCTTCATGCCTTCTGTTATAAAAGGTTTGTGGTTCGGAGACCGAGTCTCTATCTGAACCAGTAAACGGGATGATTTCGGTTCTTCTATCCTTAGAACCCTCAAGGAGTCCAACTGCAACACGCCCAATTCCATCATTGTCAACAACGATTGCATTACCTCCAATGCGTCTGAGTAGTCTCCATACATAAGGCTCAACCTCCTCTACTTTCTTGTTACGGATTTCAATACTGTCAATTTCAGTTGTGTTCTCCCAAGCTTTGATTACATGGAGGTCATCGCCACCGTCAGCTACATCCCAAGTAAGAAATCTCTTTGTAAACTTAAATCTGTAATCCACTTCCGCTTTCTCTGCCTTTTCAATCCATGAGATTGGGATAAGACTATCGACATCTTCATCAGGGATTTCACCAGTTATCATTGACTTGAACTGGTTAGTGTTCTCCCCGTATTTAGTCTTAATCATCTCAACGAACTTCCGACCTGCAAGTCCAGGGATTACTTCTCGCCCTTGTTTATAGTTCGGGGTATCATAAGCTGAAACTGTTATCTTGTGGTACTTCGCATCTTTAAAACAGTTAACGAAGTCACCTCTAGCTGTGGTTGGGTTACCAATAGCTACGAGCTTAACCATACCTTCACTACTCATGAGACGGTCAATAGCTTCCCAGATGAGTGGGTCAATCCCAGCAGCCTCATCTAATATGATTAGTACGTGCTCGTTATGGAACCCTTGAAGACGGGTAACGTGTTGGGTTACAGTGTCAGGTTTCGTAGCGAATCCAGTAGCGAACCATTTCTCTTCTAACTCTAACTTTGTTTTAAGAGTTTTTCCTGGTAAGGACATCTTTGAGTTAGCGTGAGCGTTGCGTATCTCTCGCCACAGGATATCTTCAACCTGAATGTTAGAAGGAGCTGTTGTGATTACCGTTGACGGGTAATGCGTGAATAAGAACCAAAGAGCAAGTCTTCCCATTGTAAAGGATTTACTTAGTGAGTTACCAGCTTTAACACAGACATAATCATGGTTAACTACTGCCTCACTGATTTCGACCATTTTAGACCAGAGATTGTTCTCTTCTAGGTCGAGGACTTCAATCATGAACGCTATGGGATCGTTCTGGTAGCGTTCTACCATTTCTTGTGGGTCCATTACGCCTCCTCTGCGTCAATGGCTCGGTATCGTTTCTTCTCGAGTGTTACTGACTTGACCATGTCAGCAAAGTTCATGTTTACGTCTGAAACTTGGTCAACTTGCTGGGGCATTAGTTTTATCAGGTGACTGATAAGGTCCTTGATAGAATAATCATTCTTGTTTAGGATTTCTTTTTGTCGGACTGACAGGGCGTCTCCTAAATAACCCATTAACTTACCTCTTTGTTTTTCAGCTCCGTCTCGTTCGAACTTCTTCTTGTGCTTGCTGACTTGTTTGGCTCCTTTATCTTCAGGGTGCTTAGCTATAGTGCTCTTTTGTCTGAACGGTTCACTCGTTGCTCCACCTAGAAGGCTCTGAGCCTTTAACTCTGTCATGCTGTCAATGTACTTTCTCTTGAACTCTTCCCTGTCCATTGGGGACATTCCGTCTAATTCACTCATCGTGATTCCTTTCTTCAAGATTGCTTTTCTAAATACTCAATAGCATTCTTGAAAATATCTACATTGTCTTTTAAAAGACCAAGACCCCTATTACAATTACTACAAAGAATACCCCTGTTTATTCCTGTGTTATGACAGTGGTCTACACACAAGTGTCTTCCATCTATTTTTAAAGACTCTTCTTGTGTCATTCCACATAATGCACAACCACCATTTTGTTTATTAAGAATATTATTATATTCTTCTAAAGATATTCCATAATTAATTTTTAAATTACTTTTTCTATTATACTCAGCACAGCGGTCTTTATTTTTTTCCTTCCACTCTTTTTGTGTTTTATATTTTTTTCTCATAGTTTTTTAATCCCGAAGGATGTGGGGTTTCTCAGCCCCCACGGGCTGGAGGGTTTTTCAGTCGTTACGTTCGATCTCTACCCACAACAGTTTACGTCTTTTAAGCCCACTCTGACTAAATGCTCTGTGTCGCCCTTCGGCGACAAAACCATATTTATAATGCAGACAAGACACAAACAACGTGCCTGACCTAAAGCTGTTACTTTGGTGTGCCAACCAAGAAAGTTTTCCTCTTAGCGTGCTCTTGCTGTTTGCCAGGGTTCCATCCTGAGACTGGTCGCATGTACCCGCAGACCCTTGAGTAAACCTCACACTTACGACCTAAGACTTGCTTACAATCATGACAAACAACATAATCCCCAATATCTTCACAGTGTTCATGTCCTTTACTTCCACCT